GATTTTTTCATCAACAGTTTTTTCCGCAATTAGATCAATATAAGTAACTGACTTTTTCTGACCGATTCTGTGTGCGCGATCCTCTGATTGCAATCTCTTCTCTAGATCATATCCATTAGAATAATATATAACAGTACTAGCGGCTGTCAGCGTAATACCATACCCGCCTGTTTGTGGGTTGCCCACGAAGAAACGAACCGGGGATCGTGGATCTTGAAATTTCTCTATGCTCTCTTGTCTAATCTCTGATTCTGTCTTACCGTAATATTCTACTATTGAATCTTCACCATAAGTTTTTTTTAAGATAGCTGAAATTTTTCTGATGTCATGTGTATAATGAGACCAGATAATAACTTTACCTTCTACTTCTTCTAAAATTTCCATAAGTCCATCAAGTCTATTATTTTCAATATCTACTATCTCACCTGATTCTGTTGTTAGATGACCACAAGTTATTTGATGTAATCTCATTAATTGAGTTAATACATGAGGAGCTTTAGCTGTCTTACCATTAAGTGCAGCCATGGCTATCAATTTCATAGATTGATATAATTTTATTTGTTCTTTTGTTAATTCAATTTCTCTCTTAATATAAATTTTATCTGGTAAATCTAAACAATCTTCTTTTAATACACGATAAGAAAACTGTTCTATAATTTTAGATAGTTCATCTAATCTTTGATAAGACTTAACAATAGATACCTTTCTACCACCAAACCATCTGTCTACCATACAAGCATATCTATTTTGAAAAGAATAATAAGAACTAAAACCTAGTAAGTCTTCATTAAGAAATTTACATTGAGTATATAAATCTAATGGTGATTTAGTTACCGGAGATCCTGTTAATATTCTTCTATATTTTGCAAGACTTGCAATACTTACAATATTTTTAGTACGTGCAGCTTTAGGAGTTTTAATAGTTGTAGATTCATCTACAGCAATTAAAGTATTGTGGCAGGATAAAAATTTACGCGCAAAGGTTAAACCTTTTGGCGTTGATAAAGCTTCAACATTCATAATAAAGATGTGAAGGTTGTAGTCTGTTTCAAACAAAGATTGATACTCTTTATCTTTTGTTTTGGATGTTAAAGCCGTCCATAGTACACTTTTATATTGTATATGGCTAGGCATATGTGTTGGTATTTCTGAAGATAACCAATTCCTATAAACACCTTTTGGTGCTATAATCATTACCGCATTTATTTTACCTTTATCATATAACATAGCTATATTATCAATAAGAACTTTTGATTTTCCAGTTCCCATTTCCATAAAATAAGCATACTCTTCTTTGTCCCAAGATTTTTCCAAAGCAATTAATTGATGCTCATATGGCTTGGTTTTATATCTGTAATTTCTTACCATAAATAATTTAATTCTTTCTATTGACATTATAAATAAGGATCATTATATACTTTGTCAAGAGAGAAAATAGAATGAAAAATAAAATATTTGAATTATATAAAGACAAAAGTCTTATAGAGTTTTTGGACTTTAAAAAAGAAAATCCTAAAGAAAATTTCGTGTATGTATTACAACATCCACCAGCTAATATAAATATATTAAGCGCATCTAATTTTGGATATTTAGTTATATGTCTTGCTTACTTTGATCAAGTTGCATTTAATGCCGCACCTTTCGTTTTTAAGATGCGAAAGAACTTGAAAGATTTTACAAATCAAGATTATATATTGCTTACAGGAGATCCGGCGGTCATTGGTATTTCCTGTGCTATAGCAAGTGACATGACCAATGGCCAATTTAATCTCTTGAAATGGGATCGTAGAGAGTTTAAATATTACCCAATTGAATTCGATCTCTATCAGAAAGGATAACGATGAGTGACGATGTAAAACAAATGATGCTAGATGATTCTACGGATCTTCTAGACAATGTAGAAGTAACAACAATAGCTGATCAATGTCAGAAATTAAAAGCTTTACAAGATGATATTGAACGTGCTGAAGAACATGTAAGTAATTTAAAAAAGATGGCTGACGATATTAGTTCTAGAGTGATACCTGAACTGCTTGCAGAACAAGGTTTAAGCTCTTTGAAACTTGCTGATGGATCATCTGTAACTGTAAAAAGAGAATACAGATGTACTCTCCCTAAAGAGGATGAGAGAAGACAATCAGCGTATAACTGGCTTCGTGAGAACGGACTAGGAGATATTATCAAAAATAATGTTTCTGTTACGTTCGGTCGTGGCGAAGATGACAAGGCACAACAATTGTTGGACCTTGCGGCGTCAAATGGTTTTGAACCAAATCAGAAATCTGATGTGGCTTGGAATACTTTGACAGCCCTATTTCAGGAGCGTGTCGAGTCCGGGCTCGACATGCCTTCTGAAGTCTTTAGTACTTGGATTAAAGACACAACTAAAATAACCCGTAAATAATGGAGAAACGATGATGGCTAATGAAGCAATGGTACAAAAATCGTTGACTAGTAGTTCAGTAGCTTTGTTTGGAGATGATCTAGACAAAGGTTTTGAAAATATGACGCAGCATGATCTTGCGTTACCTTTCATAAGAATACTTGGTCAACTATCACCACAGGTAACTGAAGGTGATTCTAAATATGTTACAGGTGCTAAACCAGGTAACATATATAATACAGTTACGAATGAACTGTATGATGGTAAAAAAGGAATTAAAGTTATTCCTTGTTACTATAAGAAAGACTATCCAGAATGGTCTGAAAGAGGAGAAGGATCTGCAGCTCCTATTGCACTCCACTCACCTAACAGTCCAGTGATAGCTACAGGTAAGAGAGAAGGATCTAAAATTAGATTACCTAATGGTAACTATTTAGAAGAGACTGCATCTTACTATGTAATGGTAGAAACTAAAGCAGGTGGTTATACTCCGGCTTTAATTACCATGAAGTCAACGCAGTTAAATGTAAGCAAGAAGTGGAACGCAATGATGAAAACTGTTCAGATCTCTGACGGTAAAGGCGGATTTGCAGTTCCTCCAATGCATGGTGTTGTATACAACTTATCATCTAACTTACAAAAAAATGATAAAGGTAGTTGGTATGGTTGGGTAGTAACACAAGATCGAATTTTAGAAACCAAAGATAAATCTTTGTACTTGAGTGCAAAAGGTTTTTCTGGTGACGTAAAAAAAGGATCGGTGCAAACAAGAGCTGATGTAGAAGAGAAGATAATCGAGAACGTGCCGTTCTAGATTAATTAAGAAACGGGGCTCGGTAATACGGGCCCCACAAATATGGTAAGATATGAAAGAAAAATTTAAGGAAATATTTGCTGGGTTTCAAACAGCATATGGACAGTATCAAAAAGGAGAACGTGGAGAAAATGGAAAACAAAAAGGAAAAGCATTCATTGTTAGAAAACCGGTCACGGATAACCTTTGGGAAGACCATCTTAATGGTATTGATCCTGCTTTGGGTATCATTCCCATTAATGAATCTAATAATTGCAAGTGGGGTTGTATTGATATTGATCAGTATAATCTTGAACACAAGAACTTAATACAAAAAATAAGAAGTTTAAAACTTCCACTTATAGTCTTCAGATCAAAATCTGGTGGAGCACACGTATTTTTATTTACAAAAGAATTTATATCTGCATCCTTAATGCAGTCTACACTTAAAAAAATTTCAGATGCATTAGGATATTCAGGTGTTGAGATATTTCCTAAACAAACTGAAATACTTGTGGAACGTGGGGACACAGGTAATTTTTTAAATCTTCCCTACCATAACCAAACAAAAGGACTACGATATGCGTTCGATGATAATGGCGCCGCTTTGTCACTTGAGGAATTTTATAAGCTCTATGATATTTATGCGCGCAGCAGGGAAGAAGTTGAGAAAATTGAAATCAAAGAAGAAAAAATAGAAGAAGCATTTAAAGATGGGCCTCCATGTTTAAATAGATTAGCTCGCGATGGCTTTAGCGAAGGATCTAGGAATAATGCATTGTTTAATATCGCCATATATTTTAAACAATCAGATCCTGATACTTGGCAAGATAAAGTCGTCGAAGCTAATCTTAAATACATGACAAAGCCATTAAGCAATAGTGAAGTACAACAGTTATTAAAATCTATTGGTAAAAAAGGTTACGACAAATACAGATGTAAACTTCCACCTATTGTAGATGTTTGTAATGCATCATTATGTAGAACTAAAAAATTTGGTGTTGGTACTGAAGAAGATGCTATGCCTTTATTAAATAATTTAATGAAGTATAATTCTAATCCACCACAGTATTTTTTAAATGTAGGCGAAGGAGAAGAGGAAAAAAGAATAGAATTAAAAACAGAACATTTAGCAAATCCAGTTATGTTCTCTATTGCTATACTTGAGAAAGCAGATCTTGTTATACCAAAACTAAAAGATAAAGATTGGAGAGAATATTATTTAAAACCATTAATAAATAAAATGGAAACTATTGAACCTTTAGAATCATTAGATCCATTAAATCAAATTATATCTTTACTACAAGATTGGACTACGAATAGACAGAACGCAAGAACTATGGATGATATACTTAATAAACTTCCATACACAGATGATAAAAGAGAATTTACATATTTCAGAATGGAAGACTTTTATAATTTTTGTAAAAAGAATCATTGGGAGATGGACAAGGCAAAGACTGGTAATTTAATTAAACAACTTAAAGATATTTTTGTAGAAGAAACTAGGAAAAGTATAAAAGGTCAAGAACCTAGGTTAGTTAAAATTAAAACAATGAAGAAGATTGATGCAGCTATATCACAAGTTAAATATCATGAGGAACATTTTTAATGAAAACAATAATATTAGGACCACCTGGAACAGGAAAAACTACAACACTATTAAACTTGGTTGATGAATTTATCAAGCAAGGAATTAAACCAAAAGAAATAGGTTATTTTTCTTTTAGTAAAAAAGCTGCAACAGAAGCTGCAACAAGAGCTGCACAAAAATTTGAATTAAGTCCTGAACATGATTTAATTTATTTTAGAACCATTCATTCATTATGTTTTAAGTTATTAAACATGACTAGAGATAGAATGATGAGCAATGAAGATTACAGAGAATTTGGAGTTAAATGTAATATACCTATTAAGACTGCATCCTATTCAGAAGAAGATGGTATATTTAATTCTGACAATGAATACTTAACCATTATTAATACAGCAAGAGTCAAAGGTATGGATCTTCTTGAAT